GGATTCACGACAAGCTGGATCACAAGGTGGACAAATGAGCCTGCGAAAGAAACAGTCCCGGTTCGCCCGCATGGCGGGTCAACTGATCGCCCAGGCGTACAAGATGGGCTACGAGGTCACCCTCGGCGACGCCTACCGCGACCCCCGCGTGCATGGCAACATGGGCGTCCGCAAGTCCTACAGCCACCCGTCCAGCGCCCACAAGCTGCGCCTCGCCATCGACCTTAACCTGTTCAAGGACGGGCAGTTCCTTGAGCAGTCCTCCGACCATCAGCCGCTGGGCGAGTGGTGGGAAAAGCAGGCGACCGACGCCCGCTGGGGCGGACGTTTCAACGACGGCAACCACTATTCGCTGGAACATGAAGGTGTGAAATGAGCCTGAAAAGCATGGCGGTCAGCCGCCTCAATTACGATTGGATCGGCCTTGCCACCGCCCTGCTGGGATTCTTGATGGCCGCTGACTTGAGCTTCATCCCGGCACGCTGGACCGGCGCGCTGCTGCTGTTCCTTGGTATGGCGAACGTCACGCTTGCCTGGTATCGCGCTCAGGTCGGCGTGGGCGGGCAGCGGTCCCTGTGATCGAAGCGCGCCTGCTGGCCTACGCGCTGATCGCGGGCGTGGGCCTGCTGGTCGTCACCACCGTCATGCACTGGCGCTCGCAAGCCCAGCGCCTGCCGGAAGTTGAGATGCGGCTGGCGGCGACGCTGGCCGCTCAGGAAACCGCGCGGCGGATTCGTACCGAGGTCACACAGAACTATGCCCAAGAAATGGATCGTCTGCGTAACAAGCCTCCTCGCGTTATCCGGGTGTGCGACGCCCCAGGCGTGCCTGCAACCGGAGCCGCCCCCGGCGGAACTGATGATCCCGGCGCCGAAGGAGGGGAGCTTCAGGGAGAGACTGGACGCGATATCGGACCCGCCCTCTACGTCGAGGCCGACCGCGCCGACGCGCTAGCCGCGCAACTTCGCGCGCTTCAGTCGTGGGTCTCCAGTTCGATCAGCACATCCAAGTAATGGCGGGCCTTCAGTAGGTCGTTCAGCCCGCCCTTGCTACGCCAGCGCGTGACGTACTTGATGACGCACCCTTCGACGTAGCCGATGCCGTTGGTGTGGATGTACTCGACGGGCTGAATGGTCAGGTTCTTGTAATGCTCGCCGCCCACCTGTTCATCCAGCGCGCTCACGCCACCGCGTCCTTGATCAGTTCGCGGCGCTCGCGGGCGTCACGCATGGCGCAAAACCGCTGGTGCAGCCGGATCAGGAACGTCATGCGCTTGGCGCCATTCTTCTCTGCGAACAGCAGATCCTGGATCTGCTCTTCGTCCATGCTCGGCAGCATCGCCAGTAGTTCTCGGTAGTTCATTTCAAAGCCTCCACGGCCAGTTCACTTACTGATTTCTTCGCGGCCAGCGCCGCCCATATCTGCTCGTCAATCGTGCCCTTCGTTTGAAGGACGTACACCCAGACGTCGTGCTTCTGCCCGGATCGGTGCAGTCGGCCCACCGTCTGCTCAAACAACTCCGGCGACCACGGCGTCGAGAGGAACACCATGTGGTGGCCTCCAAACTGCAAATTCAGCCCGTGCCCCGCTGACTTCGGATGGATCAGCAGCAACGGCACAGTGCCTGCGTTCCACCGGGCCTCCGCGTTCGGCGCATCCATCGTCAGTGCGTGCGGATACCGTCTCTTTAACTCGTCCAATTCTGCCTGATAATTGTACACGATGATCGTGTTGGCGCGCTGGTTTTCCGCCAGCGTGTCCTCCAGCAGTTCAAACTTGTGGCTGGAAAACCACACGGTCTTGGTGTTGACGATCCATTTGCCTGGTTTGGCGCTTGGCGTTTTGGTGGTGTCGTAGATGAACCCGGTGGACATCTGCGAGAGCTTGCCGACCACGCTAGCCGCCGTCAGCGCGGTGACGCCGAGCGCCGCCATCTGCTTCTTCATCGTCAGGTATTCAGTCATGTCCATCTCGCAGGCCAGCGGCACCGTGTGCAGCACCCGCTCGCTGCTCTTGCCCTCCAGCAGGAACGTGGCGGGCTTGATGCGCTGCATGACCTGCTCGACGGCACCGGGGCGCGCGGCCCACTCCCCGAAGTCCGGGTTGATGAGGTAGAAGTACTGTTGCAGGAACGCGCCCTTGGCGCGGCCTAGCAGGGTCTGATCGACGATCTTGCACTGCCCGAAGACATCCTCCAGGCCGTTGCTGGTGAACGAGCCGGTCAGGCCGATGCGGATCTTGATGTGTTCGATGGCCTTGAACAGCGCCTTGAACCGAGTGCCAGACGGGTTCTTGAGCTTGGTCAACTCGTCGAACACGATGGCGTCGAACGGCAACTTGTGCTTGCACAACCACTCGATGTTCTCGTAGTTGATGACCGTGAGGTGCGCCCCTGCGTTGAGCGCCTTCAGACGGGCTATTGGCGTGCCGGACGCCACCGACACCGTGAGGTCGGGTGCCCATGTGCGCGCCTCCACGGGCCACACCTGAAGGCAGACGCGCTTGGGCGCCAGCACCAAAACCTGTCGCACCACCTGGTTGCGGATCATGTCCGACAGCGCCCGCAGCGTCAGCGCGGTCTTGCCGGAACCCACGGGCGCCAGGATCAGACTGCGGTCGTGTTCGTAGATCCAGTCGGCACCTCGCTCTTGGACCGGCCTTAACTCCACTGGGACGCCATCGCAGCCGCGATGCCTCCGTAGGTTTCGCTTCGGATCTTCCAGCGGTCAGGGCTAGGGGGCAGTCGATTCTGTCCGCTATCGGTCTGGTTGGCCCACCGTTTCTTGCCGTCCACAATCCGTGGAGGGATGGTCTTCGTAGACCGCAGCAGGGGCAGGTTCTTCAGCCACAGGCACGTTTTCTTGCTAGCGTCATGCCCAAACTGCCACGGTTGAATGATCTGATCCGGCTTACGGATCAACCTAGAGATCACGCTTATCGGATTCTCCAGCGCGATGCGCTCGATAGGCGCGTTGAGCAGCATCCGCACAAAGTCGAGCGCGTCAGCGGTCAACTGCGGGTCGCGCAGCCCCCGCGTAGTCCAGTGCATACCGCTCACCGACAGGTAGGTGCAGGGCGGGTGAGCGATCATCAAGTCCCAGTCGTCACTCAGAACGTCCCGTATGTCCCCCTGATAATGCGGCCCTGGCGCGTCGGTCGGGAGCAGATCGCAGGACATGGCGTCATGCCCCGCCGCCGCAAAGGCGTCTCTTACGGTCCCGCTGTATTCACAGGCAACAAGCACTTTAGCCATTGGTCAACGTCCTCTTTACTGTACAAGCAAGCGTAATTCTGTTGCAGCGCCTTCATGTCCGCCGCAAAAGCCACCTGCTGCGCGGACAACCGGCCACCGGGCCGTTTCAGTTCAACGAACCAGGTGCTACCGTCTGGCAGACAGACGATCCGGTCTGCGACGCCCCGGTGCGCGGGGGAGGTGAACTTCCACGTTTTGCCGCCCATCCGGGCCACCGCCCACATCAGATGCTGTTCGATCTCACGTTCAAGCATATTATCATCCGAAAGTTGTTGACACAAGGATTCTGTGCCGGTATCGTACTCGCACACACAGTAAAGGAGACGACCATGCAGATCATCCTCACCGAAGCCGAGATTGAGCGCATCCTGCTCAACTACCTCAACGGCCAGTACAACACCTCGTTTGACCACATCCAGTGGGAACTGGGCGTCACGTTCGTGCGCTCCGCGAAGTTCTCTCAGGTGAACCATGCTGCACAGTAAGGTCGTTGGCGGATCAACCGCCAAGCGCGTGATGAAGTGCCCCGCGTCAGTGGCGCTCGCCGCTGCCGCTCCGCCCCTGCCCACCAGCGACTACGCCCGCGAGGGCACGCTGCTGCACGAGATCATGGCGCAGGTGTACGGCGCGAACAAAGCGCCTGAGGCGCTGCTTGGCGTCAAGCTCGACGGCGTGGAGTTCACGCAGGAGTTGCTCAATGAGAAGATCCACCCTGCCGTCGCGCTGTTCGACACCATTCAAGGCGAGATGGACATTCTGGTTGAGCGCCGTGTGGATTTCGGCGACGCTTTGCCTGGTGTCTTTGGGTCTTGCGACATACTCGGTCGCGTTGACAATCGGCTATTTGTCGTCGATTGGAAGTTCGGCAGCGGCGTGGCCGTGACCGCCGAGGACAACCCGCAGTTGCTGTTTTACGCTGCTGCCGCGATCCGCAGTCTGCCGAAGTTTGTCGCGGGCGTCACCGAAGTCGAACTGGTCATCATCCAGCCGCCGAAGATGACGCGCTGGATCACGACGATTGACCGCGTGCGATTCTTTGAGCGAGAGTTGCAGTTCGCCGTTCAGTTGTCGCAGCGTGAAGCGCCGCCGATGGCAGCGGGCGATTGGTGCGGTTGGTGCCCGGCGAAGGCGTCTTGCCCCGCGCACACCGCCGTGGCCGAGCGGGCGATGCGGACGTCGCTTGACAAGGTGGACGTTGACACGTTGTCCGAGTGGCTCACCAAGGCCGACATGCTGGACGACTGGATTAAGGCGCTGCGAGCGCAGGCGTTCCAGGTGGCCGAGCATCGCCAGATCCCCGGCTGGAAGCTGGTGCCGAAGCGCGGCACGCGGCGCTGGGTGAACGAGGATGTCGTGGTGGACACGCTGTCTCGCGTCATGGCGTACGGCGAACTGTTTGAGACGTCGCTGCTGTCTCCTGCACAGATGGAGAAGAAGCTCAAGAAGATTGGTCAGGTTTTGCCCGCTGATTTCGCAGTCAGCGTGTCGTCGGGCACGACGTTGGTTCCTGATTCCGACCCTAGGGAGCCTGCGCTGTTGATCGGGTCGTCATTGGTAAAGGCGTTAGGTAAATTATGAGCAACATCGTAAAGTTCAGTCAGGCGGGTCTGCCCGCCGTGTCGTCGCTCTCGACGGCGCTTCGCACGCTGGAGCGGGACATCCCTGCGGCGGGTTCGGCCATCATCAAGATGGACAAGACCGGCCATTGGGTGTTCGGCGCGCAGCAGACGGAGGTGGAGGACTCGTCCAAGTGGGCGGTGAATCCGTTTTCGTTCACCCACGGCTACATCGCGTGGGGTGACGGTGAGGTGCTGGCCGAGCATGTTATGCCGGTCACCGAGCCGCTGCCGCAGCTTGACGCGGCGCCTGCGGGCGCTAAGAAGGGTTGGGAGATGCAGGTTGGTTTCAGCATGAAGTGCCTGACCGGCGAGGATGCAGGGCTTGAAGTTCGCTTCAACTCGACGTCTGTCGGCGGCAAGCGCAGCGTGCAGGGGCTGGGTCTGGCGATTGCCACGCAGGTGGACGTCGATCAGGCCAAGCCTGTGGCCATCGTGCGCCTCGGCAAGGATCACTACCAGCACAAGAGCTACGGGCGGATCTTCACGCCCGTGTTTGAGGTGCTGGAGTGGATGAGCCTGGACGGCCCGTCCGAGCCGGTTGAGGCTGCGGAGCCGACCCCGACGCGGCGTCGCCGGGTCTGACCCAGAGGGCGGGGCGCCTGCGGCCCCGCTTTTTTACTATGGAAGAATCACACCGTGAGATCCGCGCTCGCATGCGCGAACTGGTACGAATGATCGACGAGTTGGAGCGGGAGAACGACCGCCTGGAACAGCAAGTCGAAATACTGCAAGCCAACATCCGCAATGGCGTGCCTGTGATGAAAGGTCTGATCGTGGATGCGCTGATGGCCCGCAAGCACTCAGTCGAATCTATCTCGGAGTTCACTGGCATACGCAAGCACACCGTGCGGCGCCGACTCTTTGAGTTATGGAAGTTGGGCGTGATACGTAGGCGTGGCCCGTACCATATCGGCAAGGCCAATGCGATGTACTTTTACGGGAGGAAATTGCGATGAACGACAAACTGACAGAAATGTGGACGGTGCTGGAGGCGCATGAGCCGAAACGCGGCTACGCAGAGGCATGGGCAGCGGCGCGGGAAGCGTCGGCGCGGGAAGCGTCGGCGCGGGAAGCGTCGGCGTGGGCACCGGAGGATGCAGCGGCGCGGGCAGCGTGGGCAGCGGCGGCGCGGGCAGAGGAGGCAGCGTGGGCAGCGGCGCGGGCAGCGTGGGCAGCGCAACAAGCCATCGACACGATCAAGCGGGAGGTGAAGCCATGACACGCGACGACATTGACAAGCTCTGGAATCAGGCGTTGCAAGAGACGGTGAAAGCTCACGAACCGTTTACCCGCTACCGCTTCGCCGCCCTCGTCGCCGCAGCCGAGCGTGAGCAGGCCGCGCGCAACGCCGAACGCGACGCGGCGCGTCACGGTCCCGCATGCCTGTAACCGACTCCGACCGCCTCCGCGCCACGGCTCGCGTTGCGATCGGCCATCTGAAAGCCGTCTTGGCTGAGTGCGTCTATGACCACGTGCGCGCTGACACGGAGGCGCGGGACTGGCTGGTGAGCATCGGTGACGATGTGGAGGAAAAGAAATGACACGCGATGAAATCGCACAGGCGATGAACGACAGCGCCGGGTACGAGTGGGGCAACGAGGCGCACTTTCAAAGTTTTGCCGCACTTCTCAAAGATCGAATGATCCGCGATGGCTGGCGTCAATGTGCCGTTGGTCAGCGCACGACGCAGTTCTGCGGCCAGCTTGAAGAGGCGCTCAAGGGTGAGCGTGAGGCGTGCAGAGAAATTGCCTTTCGCATGGCGCATAGCGACGAAGATGCCGTAGATGTTTCGCACGCAATCCGTGCGAGGGGGGAGACATGACACGTGAGGCGGATAAATCTAACCAGCCTTATTCTTATGATGGGCTTGTAATGTTTCCGCCGGGAACGCTGGCTGAACTGATACGCCGTGAACGAGCGAAAGAGCGTGAGGAATGCGCGCAGGTATGCGAGGCGATTACATGGTCAGATGAAGGTAAGTTTTTCGCCAAAGCGATCCGAGAGAAACATGATCCTTTGGGTTGATTTCGAGACCCGCAGTCACTGCGACCTGCCGTCGCGCGGCGTCTACAATTACGCGCAGGACGCCTCGACGGAGGTCATCTGCATGTCCTACGCCTTCGATGACGAGGCGGTGCAGACATGGATTCCGCTACACCCGTTCCCGGAGCGCGTCGCGAACTTCGTTGGGCAGATACGCGCGCACAATGCCGCTTTCGAGCGGTTGATCTTCAAGCATGTGTTGGGGTTGGACTTCAAGCTGGAGCAGTTCTACTGCACCGCGACGCAAGCCCGCGCCAATTGCGCGCCAGGCAGTCTGGAGGATGTGGGTCGTTTTGCGGGCGCCGGGATGCGGAAGGATCACAAAGGCAAGGCGCTGGTCCGCAAGTTCTGCGTGCCGCCCTTCAGCGAGGACGACCCCAGCGAACTGATCGCCTACTGCGAGCAGGATGTGCGCGCCATGCGCGCCATCAGTCAGTCGCTGCGCGAACTGTCGCCCGAGGAACTGAGTGATTACCACATCAACGAGCGCATCAATGACCGTGGCGTCAAGGTCGATGTGGACCTCGCCCGTGCCGCGATGCGCTACGCCGCGACCGAGAGCGCCGAGATCGAGGCGCATGTGCTGGCGATCACCGGGGGCGCCGTGCCGACCGTGCGCTCGCCCCGGATGCGCGAATGGGTGCTGGCCCGCCTGACCCCGGAACAACTGGAGCTCGCCGTCAAGGACGACAAGCCGAGTATGGACAAGACCGTGCGCGCTAACCTGCTGGCCTGCGATGACCTTGACCTTGATGTGCGCGAGGTCGTGCAGTCGGCAGACGATCTGTGGGCGTCGAGCGTCGCCAAGTTCTCACGCATGGTTGACCTGGCGGGGCCGGATGACCGCGTGCGCGGCGCGTTCGTGTTCGCGGGCGGCTCCGCGACTGGACGGGCATCCAGCTACGGCTTGCAGGTCCACAACTTCACCCGCAAGTGCGCCAAAGACCCCGAGGCCGTGCGCCAGTCGATGGTGCGCGGGCATGAGATCGTGCCCAAGCACGGCAAGCGCACGACCGATGTGCTGCGCGGGATGCTGCGCCCCGCGATGATCGGCGACTTCACCGTGGCCGACTGGAGCGCCATCGAAGCGCGCGTGAACCCGTGGCTGTCGAATCACCCGGCGGCTGAGTCGGTGCTGGATACGTTCCGCCGAGGTGATGACATCTATGTCCGCGAGGCGCGCGCCATTTTCCGCACCGAGGACATTGACGATGAGCAGCGGCAGATCGGCAAGGTCGCCATCCTCGCCTGTGGGTTCGGCGGCGGCGTTGGCGCGTTCGCGGCGATGGGCCGCGCCTACGGCATTTCGCTCCCTGAATCGCAAGCCCGGACGATTGTCGATGCCTGGCGTCGCGCCAACCCGTGGGCGGTGCGGTTCTGGAGCCAGCTTGAGGAAGCCGCCACGGTCGCCCTGCGTCGCCCCGGCACCGAGGTGACGGCGGGCCGCATCACCTACCTGAGCGACGGCACACACCTCTGGTACATGCTGCCGAGCGGGCGTATTCTTTGCTACCCCTACGCCCGTTTTGACGAGGAAGGCATCACCTACGCTCGCGCATCTTGGAAGCCTCGCGCCGATGCCGCCGAGTGGCCGCGCGCTCGTTTGTGGAAGGGTCTCCTGTGCGAAAACGTCGTGCAGGCGACCGCCGCCGACCTGCTGCGCCACGCGCTGCGCGGGCTGGATGGCGTCGTGTTGCATGTCCACGATGAGATTGTGGTCGAGGGCGATTGCGACCTCGCCGCCGTTATGTGCCGAGCGCCCGAATGGGCGACCGGACTTCCCCTCAAGGCTACCGTCAAAAAAATGACGAGGTACGGAAAATGAATTTTCTTGATTGGTTTGCCAAACTGGCGCCGCAAGGCGAGACCGCGCTGATTGTCCGGCAAAAGCCCAAGCTTGCCGATGGCGAGATCCAGCAGCACGCCGACGGGACGATGAAGTGCACCTGGCCTGCGTTCCTCGCCTCGCGCGGCACGGCGGGCGGTCAGGCTTGGTACGGCAACACCGGCAGCTTCATTATCGAACGGTTTGCCGAGGGCCGAGTGTCGGCCAGCGCCGCCAATTGCGAGTACGCGCTGGTGCTGGTGCTGGATGACGTCGGCACGAAATCCAAAGCGCCGCCGCTTGCGCCGACCTGGCGCATGGAAACGAGTCCCGGAAACGAACAGTGGGGCTATGCCTTCCGAGAGCAGCCGACAAAAGCCGAATTCACCGCCGCCATGCGCGCGATCGCCGATGCCGGATTTACTGATCCGGGCGCGCTCAATGCCGTCCGAAACTTCCGCCTGCCGGGGTCGATCAACCTGAAACCCGGCAAGGGCAACTGGGCGTCGATCCTGGTCGAGTTCGACCCGACTCGCGAGTTCACGCTGCCCGAAATCTGCGCCGCGCTGGGCGTCGTGCCTGCCGAGCCGAGCGCGCCCCTGCGGCCCCTGCGGCTTGCGGACGATAACGCCGACGATGTGATGATCTGGCTGTCCGAGCACGGCTATCTGCTGTCCCAAACGAACGCAGAGGGCTGGTGCGGCGTCGTCTGCCCTAACCATGCCGAGCATTCGGACGGGTCGGTCGAGGGCAGGTACATGCCGGCCACGCGCTCGTTCTGTTGCTGGCACGGGCATTGCGAGGACTGGCGCAGCACCGCGTTCCTCACCTGGGTCGCCGATGCGGGCGGGCCGCGTCACGCAACCGGCCTGCGGGACACGCTGCTCGCCGAGCGCATGGCGATGACGCTGAAACAGATCACGCCGACTGAGGCGTTTCCCGATGCCGCGCAGAAGGTCATCGAGGAAGTCAACGCGCGCGAGCTTGGCCGGCTGGAGCAAAGCGACTGGGCGGCCCGGTTCGCTTATGTCGAGGTTGACGACAGCTATTTTGACATTCTGGAGCGCCGGGAAGTGTCGCGACGGACGTTCAACGCGCTGTTCCGGCACATTGATTGCCGGTCGATCCATGGCAAGCGCCCGCGCGTCGAGGCGTCGGTCTCGTTCGACGAGAACCGCCAGGCTCGCGGCGCCCGCAGCATTGCCGGGGTCACCTACGCCGCTGGCGAGACTGAACTGGTCGCCCGCAACGGGCTGGTATACGGCAACCGCTGGCGCAATGCCCGTCCCGAGGTCGCGCCTGGCGGCGCCCCGCTGCCGTGGCTCGCACATGTCGAAACTCTGATTCCAAACGTGGATGAGCGAAACCATGTGCTCGATGTGATGGCCTATAAAGTCCAGCATCCTGAGGTCAAAATTAACCATGCAATTTTGCATGGCGGTTTGCAGGGATGCGGGAAGGATACGCTGTACGCTCCGTTTATATGGGCAGTGTGCGGTCCAGGTAACGCGAACAAGGGCTTGCTGGACAACGACACCATATCAAGCTCATGGGGCTACGCGCTGGAAAGCGAAATTCTGATCCTGAACGAATTAAAGGAACCGGAGGCTCGCGAGCGCCGTGCGCTCGCCAACCGGCTCAAGCCGATCATCGCGGCGCCTCCGGAATTGTTGTCCGTCAATCGCAAGAATCTGCACCCGTATGACATGCTGAACCGCATGCTGGTTCTGGCGTACACCAATGATCCCATGCCGATCAGCCTGGACACGCAAGATAGGCGCTGGTTCTGTCTGTGGTCCCACGCGCCACGCATGGACGGGGACGCACTGTGGACCTGGTATCGGTCCGGGGGCTTTGAAGAATGCGCGTCGTGGCTATATGCGCGCGACGTGTCCGCATTCAATCCGGCTGCCGCGCCGCCCGTGACCGACTGGAAATTAAACCTGGTCGAACATTCAATGTCTGCGCAGGAGTCTACGCTCGTGGACATGATCCGCGCGCGGGCTGGCGTGTTCCGGGCTGGCGTGATTGGCTCGCCTTGGCAAGCGATTGCCGAAACCCTCAGCGCGCAATCAAGCGTGCGGTTCCATCAAGCGCATGTGCTACACGCGCTGGCTGAGGCTGGGTGGCGGGACTGTGGGAGAGTCAAAGCGGCTGGCGCGAACGCAAAGCACGTTTTCTGCGCGCCGGAATTCTGGGGACTCTCCGCTAGCGAGTTGCGTCGCCTGGCGGAGAGTCCCGTCACGCTGTCAATCGTCAAAAGCGGCCAAAAGTAGGGCTACACAGAGTGCGGTGCAGACTGTGAGCACAGCTCATCTTCCAGCAATTTGATGTACCGCACGGCATCGCGCACTAGTTCGCCGATCGGCAAATATTCGTTCTCGCCTACCGCGACGATCATATCTTCCGGGATAGATTCAAGACGGATCATTAGGTTCTGCACCTTCGCGCTCCTGTTTCAGAATTGCAGTGTATGCGGCGTCGTCTATCTCGCCAGACAGGTCACTGTGCAAGAGAAAATTAGCGTTCTTTCCCTCACACTCAAGCTCGTGTGTCTCAAAATAGCCGCCCTCCGGCGGCTCCCAGTATCTGCCTGGTATCAGCGGTTCGAAGTCGCCATATGCCGTCAACGTGAGACCGCGCCATTCAAACGTGATCATAGCGGTACCTTACGTCGTGCCAGCCGTCCGGCTGGTCGGCCAACAGCTCTGCGATAGCTTCGGTCGCTTCGGCTGGCGTAAGAATCACGCCCGCGAAACGGCCAACGTGCGCTTCGTCGCAGCCTAAGTACTGGTCGCCTCTATATGCGCTAATCATTTCCTGTCCCTCATGAAGTTACCTCTGATTTTCCGCGTGTGCCATTCCGGGCGCCCGACGTGCGGATCGAACCGCGCGCGGCGCCGCAACCAATCGATGATGCCTAGCACGGCGCCAGACGCGACCAGGCACACACAGTAGAGAACTAAAATATCGTCCATCATGCCCCTAACTCCTGGTTGCAGTGGGCGCACGTTTCGGGCGATTCCCATTCTCCCGAATTCGTGATTCCGACACATTGCCAGCCATCACGCGCGGCCTGTTTAGTTGACGCGAAAATCTGCCGGTAGTTTGAGCGCACGCATGGCGTACAGACCAGCTCGCCATCACTCATGACGGCAGCCCACACATATCCACCATGCGTCTTGTAGCGAGCTAACGCTCGTAACGGCGCCATCATGATGCCAGCCATTCATCAAAAGACTTGGCCGGAATCCCCAGGTCTTTGCATGCCTGAACATAGACGTCATAGCGGTCCTGTAGCGTTTCCCTTCTACTGTAGCTCATGTCGTGTACTCCGTTTAGTGATGCAAATCGGCATCCCATGCGGTCCGGCCGTCCGGGCCGCATAGGCTAACGATTCAACAATCGTCTCCATAAGTAGCGGGCAGATATCCGCAGACGTCGCTATAGATCGGCAGGTCCGGCGCTCCAGGCGCGGGCATCATCCCACCCCGACCCGTGACGCACGGGCCGACATGCTGGCACCACTCCGCGAGGTGTTCCCGGTGCGCCGCGCGTGCGTCATCGTCCGTGTCATGCGGCACGGTCGCGCAGCCGGGCAGCAGCAGGATCACGGCAAGTATGCGGATCATGAGAACCACCGACCCGCAATGCTCTTGCCAAACGTCGCCCTTGCCGTGGCGCGCAAACTGTCGCCCGTGCTGGTCGGCGTGCGCCAATAAGCCCACAACGCGCTTGCCAGAACGCGGCACACGGCCGCGCGGTACTCAGTCGGGTAGTACTGTCCCGTGCAGTAGTCCAGAGCACAGTCATCGCGCAGCGTCAAGCGACCCGTTCGCAGAGCGTCGCGCAGGTACGGTTCTACGGCCGCGTGACAGTGACGGATCATCACATGCGCGTCATTACGGTCGCGCATGGCGCGGCGCATGTCGGCGCGGTAGCTGGGTGCGTCGCTGTAGTTGCGCGGATCGAATCCGGGGCGGGAGTCTACAAAGTCGATGAGTTTGTGCAGGATCATGACGCATCACCGTACATGTTGCGAATGCGGCGACGTAACTCGCGCGCATTGGTGCCGTACTCCCAATCCGTGCAGTCAAGGAATCCCGGCATGCTCAGGCGGGCTGCGTAGCGCTTACTGGTCGCTTCGTAATACCGGTTAGCGTCCGTGTTGCGGCCACAGTCCGTGCACCTATAGGTGCCAGCCTGCAACGCATCGCGGGATTCGTTGAAATCCCATGATGCCCACTCATGGGCATATTGCGTAGTTCCGCAGTACGAACAGTCGGCGCACACAAGGGCGCCCTTCGGCGTAATCTGAAATTGCATTGTGGATAACTCCAGGTTTTCGTGAATCGGCATCCCGTAGCGGCCGGCCGTCCGGCCGCTAGTGGATTACGATTCGATGCCAGCCGCGTCCAGTAGTGCGGACACAAGGTTGCCGCGCAGTTCGCTGGGCAGCCCTACGCGATCTTCCCAATCGTTCACCATGTCAATGGCTTCATCCAGCCGCGCCGGATCTTCAAGACATGCGCGCTCTTCGGCGCCAATGCCGCTGAAACCATTTGCGAGGAACCAATTGTGGGCAGCGTCAAACATACGTTTTCTCCAATTCGTCGGCGAGCGCGCGGAGCTTGTCCGCCTCTTCCTTAGCAGCACGCCGGTAGGCTTCGCGCCGGGCCTGTTCGTCGGCGGTTAGCCCGCAATCGGCGAGCGCACGCGCGCCGATCCGGATAAGCATGTCGTTGGTATTCATGGTGTTAGCGGACCTTGTAGTTGGCGAGTTTGTGTAGCGCGAGGAATCCAGCCGCGAACGCTGCTACCAGCGACGCGAGCGTGGCGCCGGGCATGCCGTAAGCGTTAGCCGCGACGGCGGCGCCCAGCCAAGCGACTGAGGAAATTGCGTAGAGGAGTGAGTACATATGGGTGTTACTTGACGGCGGCGGCGAGGGCGCGGTCGGCGGCGGCGTAGCTAGTAGTCATGTTCGTTTGCTCCGGTGTGTGTGTGTGTCGACGGAGTGAGATTAGCACACTCGTTAGACTGTGCAACATCTATTTTCACTGTGACCACTATGCGGACGATGCGATTCCCATCGTTTGCCGTGTGCGTGGACATGAGTGGAGGCTATAAAAATAGGGGTTTTCGCTGCAAATTCCTATATTCCTATCCTTTTGTAGCACAGTAGAAAAAAGATTATTTTACTGTATAGGTATACAGCTGCACCTGGAAGCGCTGCACCATAGCGGTGCGTCTCTCCCCGCAGCGATTTCCCGGGCATGGGAATATGGGAATGTTGGGAATAATTGGAATCCGCCAGCCCGCACCCGCAAACCCGGTTCAGCGACCGAATGTCCATGGGAATGTTGGGAATGTTGGCCATGCGACCGAATGTCCATGGGAATGTTGGGAATCGTGGGAATCCGCACGCTCGCAAGCTGCGCGCCAGGCTAAGCTGTACGCATGCACAGTATCGAGCCTGCGAGCTGTTACGTTATAGCGTAACACAGTATGTTATAACGTAACGAGGATGGGGGGGGGAGGGCCCTGGCATCGGGCCATCAGCGGTACAGCCCCCACACACAATTTTTTTTGGTAATCTACCAAACATGTTCAAATCACTTCCTTTGACAGTGCGCGAAGTGCGCGCGACCGAAGC